ACTCCACCCGCCTCGTCACGGCCCGGGCGCGCGACGGCGAGACCTCGACCGTCATGCTCAACGACCCGAAGCCGGGCGCAGTGTGGAACAGGCTGTCCGGCAAGTACGACGTGGAAGTCACCTCCGGTCCGGCATTCGGGACTGCCCGGCAGGAAGCAGTGCAGGCCATGACGGCGCTCGCCCAGGCGGCCCCACAGCTTCTCCAGGTGGGGGCCGACATCTGGGTCGGGAATATGGACTGGCCCGGCGCCGACGAGTTGGCGAAGCGGCTGAAGAAGATGGTGCCGCCAGAACTGCTGGACGAGGAAGAGATGCAGGGCGACCCTGCCGCGATGCTCGGCCAGATGCAGCAGGCGATGCAGCAGGCCCAGGCGATGCTGCAACAGACGCAGCAGGCCGCCCAGGAAGCCGCCCAAGCCCTTCAGCAAGCCGAGATGAAGGCGATGTCCAGCCAGGCCGAAAACGAGCGCCTGAAGACCGATTTGAACGAGGCGCAGGCGGAGTTGAATCTCGCCAAGCAGTCAGCCCAGCTCGCCATCGACACGGTAGAGGCTAAGCTGAAGCAGGTGCAGGACTACCACCAGGCGGCCGACGCACTGCGCGGGAGCATGCCGCAGGAACAACCCTAGATGCCAGACGAGAAGGAGTAATCGATGAAGACGATTCAATACTGGGGCACGCCAAACGTGCAGGAATACGAAATCACCGGCACTGTCTGTATGTGGACGACCGGGGCCAAGGATACGATCAGCGACGCGCGTGCGTCAGCATTGCAGGCGTACTCGGCGGACTTCCGGGAGGATATGCCCCACGACCGGGACGACCTGGTTCGCCTCGACTCCTCCGGCAACCTGCTGGTGGGGACTACGAGTACCGTATCTGGTTCAAAGTTAGTAGTCGCCTCTGGTGACGCAACCATCCAAGGTCTCACCGTAGGCCGTGGCGCAGGCGCTGTGTCCACCAACACTGCGGTGGGTGCGAGTGCTTTGGCGGCGAATACGAGTGGGTCAAGCAACACCGCATCTGGATACCAAGCACTCTACTCCAACACCACAGGGTATGATAACACAGCAAGTGGTCGTAATGCGCTCTACTACAACACCACAGGGTCTGATAACACAGCAATTGGTAGGAGCGCACTCGTTACCAACACCACAGGTTCTTACAACACAGCAAGTGGTTCGTATGCACTCTATCTAAACACCACAGGGTCTGGCAACACAGTAAGTGGTTATGCTGCACTCTATAACAACACCACAGGCTCTAACAACACAGCAAGTGGTTATGCTGCACTCTATTACAACACCACAGGTTATTACAACACAGCAAGTGGTTTACAAGCACTCTATAGCAACACCACAGGGGTTAACAACACAGCAAGTGGTTATCAAGCACTCTATAGCAACACCACAGGCTCTGATAACACAGCAAGTGGTCTGTATGCACTCATTAACAACACCACAGGCTCTAACAACACAGCAAGTGGTATGTATGCACTCCGTAACAACACCACAGGTTGGCACAACACAGCAAGTGGTATGTATGCACTCCATCTAAACACCACCGCCTCCAATAACACTGCTGTTGGGTATCAGGCTGGGTATAGTTCAACAGCAGGAAGCAATACATTCTTAGGTTATCAAGCTGGCTATGTTAACTCTACAGGAATGTTAAATACCTTCATTGGTTCTCAAGCTGGTGGTTTATCTGCTGGTGTTACAGGACAGCGAAATGTTGGTGTTGGTGACAGAGCTTTAGGCAATTTAACTTCTGGAGATAACAATATTGGCATTGGATTTACCGATTCTACAAATGGCTATTCCCCAGTATTTGACCCTACTACTGAAAGCAACCGTATTTGTCTCGGAACAAGTGCTGTTACCAATGCTTATGTAAAGGTAGCTTGGACTGTTACATCTGATGCTAGGGACAAAACAAATATTTTGGATATTCCACATGGTTTAGCTTTTGTTCAGCAATTAAAACCAAAATCCTATCAATTTAAAACAAATCGAAACGATGAAACCCCAAGCGGCAATATTAGATATGGTTTCTTGGCACAAGATATTCTTGCTTTGGAAGGTAGTAACCCAGTAATTATTGATAATGAAGATGCTGACCATCTTAAATATCAAGGTGAGTCTTTAGTGCCAATATTAGTAAAAGCAATCCAAGAACTCAAAGCCGAGGTTGACAGCCTCAAATCTCAACTTAAAGGAGCCTGAAAATGACTGAAATTGCAACCCCCGTGGAACAACCCACCGAAGCCGAAATCGCTCGCCACTACAGCGCAGCGATGGATTCCGTCAACTTGCTGAATGCTGGTCAACCGGAAGGCATGGCTGACGAAGAGTGGGCCGATTGTGTCAAGCGTAATCAGGATCACCTGAAGATCATGCTGGCAAAAGACTTCTGGACTGACGAGGATTTGTCGCCTCTGCAAGCTGCGGCACAATAAGGAAACATCATGACTGCAACTATTACTTGGAAAATCTCACAACTCGACCGCAACCTTCCCGATGGTCTATGCACCACAGCCCACTGGACTGCCACCAAATCTGGCCCAGGCGCAGGATGCGATTGCTACCCTAGCCGTGGCCGTGTCGGTGCTGGCTCGTAGGCTGTGAACGCCCCCGTCCTGCGCCTCGAAGACTACTGGATGGGGCGCAACGCCACCCATGCGGATGACCTCACGCCCGAGATCGTGCGCAATGCCGGTCATCTGCTGCGCAAGGTCAACAACTTGATCGTGCTGATGCACGATGTCGAGGTCGAGTCGCACCCGGTCACGGGCAACCCCATCACCTCCGGATGGAGACCGCCCGCGATCAACGCCGGGACCAGAAACGCTGCCCCGCGCTCGCATCACATGAGCGGGAATGCGGTGGACCTCTACGACCCGGTGGGAGCAATCGACGACTGGTGCATGGAGCACCTGGACTTCCTGGCCGAAGCTGGCCTGTGGATGGAGCACCCGAGCGCCACGAAAGGGTGGTGCCATCTTCAACAAATGCCGCCGCGCAGCGGCAGAAGGTTTTTCTGGCCATGAGCAAATTCCTCGAATATCCCCAGCTCTCCAAGGTCAAGGAAGCCAGCGAGCTTGGCCGCAGCCAGTGGCGGCTCGAAACCCGCTTGGTGTTCGAGGACAAGCATGGCCATCGGTGGGTCGTGCCTGCGGGCTACGTCACCGATTACGCCTCTGTGCCGGCTACTCCGCTCATGTCCTGGCTGTTCCGGGACCATGCCCACATGAGCGCCGTATTGCACGATTACCTCTGCACGGACTACTACCCCCAGCAAATGTCCTGGCGCGAAGCCGCTGACCTGTTCCACGAAGCGATGCGCGTCGAGGGGGTCTCCGCGTGGCGGGCCTGGATGATGGCCTGGGCGGTACGAGTTTTCGGTGAAACCAAGAAAGAAGAAGAATGAGCGATGACAACCACATCGAGCGCCTGGCGCGGATCGAAACCAACCTGGAGCACGTCGCCAACCGGTTGGAGGAGCTGGTATCACGCGCCGAGTTTCAGCCGGTCAAGCTGATCGCCTACGGCCTCGCCGGGGGTGTGATGACTGCCTTTCTCTCAGCTGTCATCATCAAAGTCCTGGGGGCTGCATGAGCCTCACCCCGCGCGAGTTCACCATCATGGGCCTGATTGCCATCATGGTATCGGTCATCCTGGCCGTGACGACTGGCATCTACATTCAGGCCAACAACAGCCACGACGAGGTGCTGGGCGTGGTGCAGTGCAACGCCGCCCGCCTCGAAGCCATGGAGAACAACAAGGCCAAGGCCACCGCAAAGCGATGGACTTCGGATGACACTATGGAGTTGATCGCCTGCCTGGAGCACAAGAACGGCACGCCCGCACGCCGGGCCTGCATCGACGCAATCACCGCACGCTGCAAGAAATAAATGAGCCTGTCCGCAGCGGCGCTCGCGTTCTTGTGCCTGTCGCAAGCCAGGTACGAGGATTGGCAGGAACGCGCGGCGATTCTGGAATACGAAGCCGGAATGTCGCGCCCGGACGCGGAAGAGATGGCTCTAAGGTTGGTAGAGGAGGCTATCGGAAAGAGCAGCCTCTGAAAGAAGAAGGGAACCGGAAAGCCAAATCCCCCCCGACCCCCCCATCAATTTGAAGAGATCGCCCTGTCAATTCAGGAAAGCAAAAGGGAAGGGAAGAAGAAAGCCGAGAAGCCCGCGCCGGACGCCTTGGCTTTCTCCATCCGATCCCGGACCCCAAAGAAAAACCCCGAAACACTTTGCTGGGGCTTGGCCCTGGCTTGGGCAATCGCGGCATGGCTCAACAACATGCTTTGACTACGCAAGCCCCAGCAAAACATTCCGGGGTTTATGTTGAGCGACGCCGGATAGCCAGTCCGACAACCCCACGATACACACACGCAGAACGCAGCGCAAGATTTTTTTGTAAGTGAGCACTTACTAACCTGCAACGCCTTGCGTGGTGCGGGGTTCTGTTCTAGGATTGGTTCACACGGGTGTAAGCGCCCCCCCAGCGCAGATGTATGTGCGGCTCGTCCCCGCTGCAATTTGAGGAGCACATCATGCCCAACACGATCCTTACCCCCACTGCGGTCACGCGCGAGGCGGCCCGCGTCCTGCATCAGAAACTCAACTTCGTCGGCTCGTGCAACAAGCAGTACGACGACAGCTACAAGAACGGCGGCGCCACGGTCAAGGGCAAATTCGGCCCGACCCTGAAGATTCGCATGCCGAACGAGTACACCGTCCGCAACGGCGTCAGCATGGCCGTGCAGGATGTCGGCGAGAACTCGGTTGACCTGACCGTATCCACGGTCAAGGGCGTCGATCTGAACTTCACGTCGCTGGAACTGGCCCTGTCCCTGCAAGACTTCTCCGAGCGCATCATCCAGCCCGCAATGGCTGTTTTGGCCGCCAACATCGAGGCCGATGCACTGAGCATGTATCAGGACGTGTACAACATCGTCGACGGCGACACCGCCGCCTTCAGCTTCGCCTCGATGTCCGGTGCCCGTCAGAAGTTGACCGACAGCCTGGCCCCCATGGACGACAACCGCTGCGTGGTGCTCAACACCACTCACGCGACCAAGTACATGAACGACACCAAGGCGTTGTTCCACAGTGCCGAGGGCATCAGCAAGCAGTACCGCGACGGCATCATCGGCAAGACCGCAGGCTTCGGCTCCATCTACGAGAACACCCTGCTGCTGCCGCACCTGACCGGCTCCGCCCTGAAAACCACGACCTACACCGTCAACGGTGCCGTCACGACCAACGGATCGGCTTCCGTCGTCGTTGCCACCGGCGCCACCACCTTCAAGAAGGGTGACGTGTTCACGGTTGCCAACTGCTTCCGCGTCCACCCGGAAACCAAGGTTTCCACCCTGGAGTTGCAGCAGTTCGTCGTTACCGACGATTACGCTGGCGGTGGCGGCACGCTGAACTTCGCCCCGGCGATCTACACGTCCGGCGGCCGGCAAAACGTCACTGCGGGCGGCATGCCGAACTCGGCCGCCATCGTGAAGGTTGGCGCAGGCGCGAACGAGTACCTCAACCAGTCCCTCGCGTTCCACAAGGATGCGTTTGCCTTCGTCACCGCCGACCTGCCCATGCCCGACGGCGTGGACTGGGCCGCCAAAGTGGTGATGGACGGCATCGCCATCTCGTGCATCCGAGACTTTACCGTTTCTGACCGTTCCTTCCCGTGCCGGTTGGACGTGCTGTACGGCTACAAGGCGATCCGCCCGCAGCTCGCTACGCGCATCCACAACGACGGTTAATCGGTCGCGTCGCAGGAAGGGGTGGCGTGACATCAGGAGAGTTTCATGACTGACGAGATCGTCGCCCCGTCCGAGCAGGACACCGAGCAGCAGCAAGACACTGGCGCCGAAGGGCGCCAGCCCGAACAGCAAGCGGAATCCCAGGCGGAGCCGGCAGCAGAGAAGCCGCCCGAGGGGGTAACGCAGAAAAGCGCCAACCGCTTCCAGCAACTCGCGCAGGAACGGGACTACTGGCGCAAGCAGGCCGAATCCGCTGCGCAGGCGATGAAGGACAAGCCTGCCCCCAAGCTGGAGGACTTCGACCACGACATCGAGAAGTTCACGACTGCGGCCATGGACCACAAGGCCCAGGAGATCGCGGTCAACTCCGTCGAGCAGCAAGCGCAGCGCGCAGACGAGAGCGCCGCGCGGGAATTGGAGGCCACCTTCAACCGCGCCACCGCCGATGCGGTCAAGCAGTTCCCGGACTTCGACAAGGTGTTCGACAACACCGTCCCGGTTTCCCTCCAGATGGCCGAGGCGATTGTCATTTCCGACAAGCCGGCCGACATCGCGTACTACCTCGGCACGAACCGCGAGGAAGCGGCAAAGATTGCCGCGCTGCCTCCGCACATGCAGGGGTACGAGATCGCCCGCCTGGAGGCACGGCTATCCTCCGCGCCGATTGTCAGCAGGGCACCATCGCCTCCGTCGCAAAGGGTGGCGGGGACGAATGCCTCCGCTGGCAAGAGCTACGATGACATGTCGATGGAGGAATTTTTGGCCACACGCCGCAAGGAAGAGGCGGCACGCCGCTCCAACAGCTATTGAGGTGTAACGAATGGCACTCAGCACAGCGCAAGACCTGATTGATTCCGCCCTGCGCCTGCTGGGTGTCGTCGATCAGGAAGGCACCCCAACCACGAACCAACGCAACCAGGGCTTAGACGCCCTGAATGCCATCATCGACTCCCTCGTTGCCGACCGCCTTGCGAACTACCGGGTGGACGACGAGCAGATCGTTCTGGCCGCAGCCTCTACGACATGGGGCGCAGCCGGCACCATCAACACCACGCGCCCGGTCAAGCTGCTCGCCGCGCGCCGGGTGGACGGCGCTTACGAGTACCCCATCCGAATCCTCAGCATGTCCGAGTACCGCGACCTCTCGGACAAGAGCGTCACGGGCACGTTGAGCGGCCTGGCGCTCGACCCGACGATGACTTCCTCCCAGGCCACCCTGTACGCAGCGGGTGGGGTGGGCACGGTCAAGGTGACGAGCCTCAAGCCCTGGACGCAGTACGCGCTGGTCTCCACCAGTCTCGGGCTTCCTCCAGGATACGTCCGCGCCCTGCGGCATGCCCTCGCCGTCGAACTGTCTCCCGAGTATCAGATGCCGGCTCCGGCTGTGTGCGTCAGCGTAGCGGACAAGATGCGCTCCGACCTAGCGAACCTCAACGCCCAGGTGCAGAAGATCGTGCAACCCATGGCGGCATGCGGGCAGTTCGACATCAACTCCGGCGGCTACCTCTACCCATGAAGATCCCATTCTTCCAGCAAGCCGGCGCGCGGGCCTCCCTGCTCACACAGGACGACCTCACCGTCAACGGATACCCTGAGAAGCTCCCGGACGGGCGCGTTGCCCTGCGGAAGAGGAAGGGGTCAGCCAGGGTCAACCAACCGACTGGCGGGGCTGCTACACCCCGAGGAGTCGCAGCGTTCAACGGGCAGGTCATTTCCGTCTTCGGCGGCAACGTCTATTACGGCACCACCCTCATCGGCCCGGCCAACATCGGCACCGACCAGATCAGCGACAAGGCGTTCGGCGCATCGTGGACGAATACAAGCAACTGGCTGACAGAGGCAGCAGCGAGCACTGGACCGCTGGAGGGGTCTAGTGCCTATCGCGTGTTCAACAACAGCACAAACGCAGGGCAAGAAGTCCACGCTGCAATCACCGTCGCGGCTGGCGAGACGATCTTCTTCTCCGTGTGGGTGAAGGACAACGAGGGGCATGCCGACGACGACGGCCAAGTGCTGCGCGTCACCCTCGCGCTGACAGGTGGCACCGCCAAGACCTACGAAGCCAAGTTCCTGCCCAACACCGGGGCAGGCATCGGCACGTACGAAGTCGTCGCCACTGCCGCAAACGGCGAATGCCAGATCAAGGAAGGCTACGGCGGGGTGTGGTTCCAGTGCATGATGCGGATGACGACCGGAAACAATACATCGCTCGCCATCACCATCCGGCCAGGAGTCGGCACCACGCTGGCAACGGGCACCGACACGCACGTCGCCAACAAGGGCAACGAGTTCTACGACCCGAGGCTGTACCGTTCCGAGACCACGGGCACCGGCCGCTTCGATTTCGTAGAGACAGGAACCTCCACGCGACTGCTCGCCTTCTCGGACGGCAACGACGGCTGGCTGATGGGCACGGACTACGTGATGTGGCCGATTCTGGAAACGTCCATGTCCAACGTGCCGGGCCTGACCTACCTCGACGGTTACCTCGTCAAGATGAACGTGAACGGCCAGATCGACCACACCGAGCCGCTGACAATGTACGACTGGCCGCCAGCCAACACCACGAACGCCGAGTCGCATGCCGACGACGGGGTGTACCTGTGCCGGCACAACAACTACCTGCTCGCCATCGGTTCCGACTCGATGGAGTTCTTCTACAACGCCGCCAACGCCGAAGGGTCTGCCTTCTCCCGCGTGGACGGCGCCATGCAGCGGATCGGCGCGGCGCACTCCAGGACGTGCGCCCAGCTTCGCGGCACCGCCGCCTTCATCAGCTACCCGTCGGCCGTGTACCTCGCTGCGGAGACGAAGCCGAAGCGCATCTCCACGCCGGCAGTGGAACGCCTGCTGCTGGGCCTGACGCTGACGGACTGCTGGGCCTTCGGCTTCGAGGTGGACGGGCATTCCTTCTACGCATGGGTGTTCCCCACGTCGAACCGCGCCCTGTGCTACGACGCCGGCACCGAGACGTGGCATCAACTGACCGACACGGGCGGCAACTACTTCAAGCTCATCAACACCGCCATGCTGGCAGGCGAGGTGTACGCGCAGCACATTACCGACGGGTACGTGTACAAGCTCACCGGCAGCCAGGACAACAGCGTGGACTTCACCGTCACCGCGCGCACTGCCTACGCGGACCTGGGCGTCACCGAGCGCAAGCGCATCCGGTCCATGACGTTCCACGGCGACCTGCCAACCAGCCAGTCCATCTCCGTGCGGTACTCGGACGACGACTTCGGCACCTGGAGCACGGCGCGCACCGTCGGCCTCTCCGCGCGTGGCAAGTCCTTCAACTGGGGCAGCTTCTTCCGGCGAGCCTTCGAGGTGTCCTACACCGGCTCCGCTGACCTGCGCCTGTTTGAAGTCGAGATCGAGCCGGGGCAGTAGTGGCCAAAATCCCGCCCCCGCCCGCGCACCTGCATCCGTCCTCGCCTGCGTTCGCGGAGTGGATGCGGGCTGTCGCAAAAGGCTTGGCGGATTACACGGACAGCGTGAATAACTACATGCCATTTTCGCAAGTGCTTAATGCCAACTACGGCGGCGCGCCATTCGGGTTGACATGGCAAAAGGCTGCGGAAATTAGGATGGAGCCGCCAGAAAAAGACGCACTGGTCGAGTTGCTTTACAACGTTTCCGTCAGGTTTGGCGGTGATTATTGCTATGTGCGCGTGCGGAAAAAAGTAAATGGTGTCTATACCCAACTGCTCAATACGCCGCACATGTTGCATGAGATAAGCGGGCATATCCCAGACGCGATCCCAAAAGGTCAGAACGTGCAGTCCTATGAATTGTGGGTGCGGTCTGCTGGATACACCGGCGGGTCAGTGGCGAAACTGATAGCAATCGGCTTTACTGCTGTGAGGCGATGATGCAACCGACGCCACTTGAAGATAAGGACATGAACAGTGCTAGGTGGAGGCATTGGATAGAGTCGAGCCGCAGACTGCCGCTATTCCAGAAGCAGGCATTTGGCGTTTACGCGGAGCAGTTCGACCGATCTGGAACCGATCCGTTCACCGTCACCGTTACTATCCCGTACCACGGGCCGATATTGGTCCGCACCACGATTGCGATGATGGAGTGCAAGGTCGCAGGGGTTACCATATTCGACGACCCAAGCTACACCGCAGAACGGTGGGCACTTGGCTTGAGCCAGTTCGTTATCAGCGACTGCAAGCCTGGCGACGAGTTATATCTTCGGGAAGCGTGGAGCCGTCAAGGCAAGCATTGGCAAGCAGTTGATTGGCGGTTGCGGGTTGTTATCGAGGCGATTCCGTCGCCTCTTGGCGAGACGGCATTGTTGCCTCCGCACCCTAGACTCGAAACCAGTGACAGGCGCTGGGTAGACCACTGGAACGCGGTTTACGTCAAGATCAATAAGCAGGACGACATTAGCTTGCTCGACGCGAGAGGGTGCGACTTTACTCAGGTATCGACTATTGGCGGCACAACATTGTGTACCGTCAACGCGACAAAGGACGGCCCGTGCATTGTGCGCGCGACGTTTTCAGAGTATCAAATAGATAGCATCTCGCCTGCCGCGTCAACCTTCGAGATTAAAAAAAACGGCGCGCAACTCGACTCTTACGGGGTTCCCAATTCCGGCACGTATTACTCGCACGTAAAGGCGTCGCTTGTGGCTGCGTCTGATTGTGTGGCCGGGGATGTATTTACGTTCACCAGGACTGCAACATTCAACGACTGTTACACGGCGGCGCTATCGGTATGGCACACATAAAGAAAGCGTCTTTCTTTGCTCTAGTTCCTCCGGTCATAGAGAGCGAGGACGATAATGTGCTCGTGCAGCGAACGGGTACAGACGTTGCTGTCCTGGTGAAGCAGACACTGGAAGCGGGCAAGTGGGCGGCTGCGGGTGATGTAATCGCGCGCGCCTCCGTCGTCGTTGTGGCAGACGGGGTAAGGGTCCCGAGCCATAAAGCGGACGCAATCAAGGAAAAACTGCGGAGGCAGGATGCTGCACTTCCAATCGGAAATCCCTGACGAGACCGTAGCCATCCTGGCCGCCAGCGACTTCTCGCTGGACGGGGTGAACTACAACCCGGAAACGGTGCTGGATGCCGTGCGGATTATGGTGCGCGCCGGCTCCATGGCGGTCTTCCACTCCGGCCCGCTCGTCGTGCTGATTCGCGCGCTCTCGCCGCACATCGGCGTCATCCACTTCGCCTTCGCCCCAAGCCCGTCTCCGTTCGCCCTGCTGCGCGCCGGCCGGGAGTTCGTGCGGTGGGCGCGGGAAGGCACCACCTATCACCGCCTGGAGGGGCGCACTGCGAACCTTCGGCTGGCCCTGCTCGCCACGCACTGCGGAGCCGAAATCGAGGGCATCCGCAGGGAGTCCTGCCGCATGCCTGACGGCAGCATGGCGGACGAGTACGAACTGGGCTACATTTTGGGAAATCCCTCGGCAATACCTGCCGGGGAAGGATCGAAACACTAGGAGAAGATTATGCCAGGCGCAATCGGTGCAATGGTTCTGCCCTCCCTGCTTCAGGGCACCACACTTATGACCGCCCTTAAAGGCGCAGGCCCGCTCATCGCGGCCGGGCTTGGCGGCGGCCTGGGCAACGCGCTTGCGGGCGGCGACTTCTGGAAGGGCACGCTTGGCGGCCTCGCGGGGGGCGCACTCAACATGGCCATGCCGCAGATGACCACTGCGTTGCAGGGCTCGCTTGGGGACTACGCTGGCATCGGCGCGAACGCCCTGCGAGGCGGGATCACATCTGGCGTCATGGGCGGCAACCCACTCATGGGCGCTGCGCTGGGCGGCGTGATGGGCACGC